CCACCACTACCCATAACATATACGTTACGAATATCGGTATCCCAAGAGTAATCCTCAGAAACCGAGAAAACTTGCCCTTTGACGGAGATGATGAATCCGCCATCAATAAGTGCGACATCGCCGTCCTCTTTCATGTCAATGCCAGCATCTACAAAGTGCTTGCGCATTTGTGGTATAAACTTTACTGTCATGTAAGTATTTAAATCTTCTTTAAGTGTTGGCTTAGGTTGTACATAGCCATAGTGTAGTATATTGCTTGCGCGGGATGAACCGCATCCTGCAATTAATACACCGTTGTTATCTACTATCTTTGGTGTCTTTGCAATTTGAAAGCGACCATGCTCATCACTGAGCCTTGAGTCACACCCTAATACCGACCAACCGTCACCTTGTATCGCTACTAGCGTTGTCATTGCTATCCCCTAGTTGTTACTCGTCCCGAAGCCTTGCCACTACCACTAAGGGTAGATAAAATTGTTTGAATATCTGGAGGCGCCGCTTGTGGTGCCATACCCATATCTGCTGGAGGGCCTCCTACTGGAGCCGCGCCTGGAACAGGGGACGGCTGCTCAACAGGAGAAGTTGCAGCCCCAGCAGGAGGAACTGGTTGCTCAGGAGCGAACACGTTAGAGATGGCCTCTTCAAGAGACTGGCCCTTTTGACGTGCGGCAATTACTCCCGCAATCTTAGTTACGATAGATGCTGGGTCTCCACCTTGTGTAGCCATTGCTGGAATAGCCTGAGCCATTGCAGTAATACCGCTGAGGAGCGATGAACGCATGTTTTCGATTTCAATCTTTTCAAGTTCTTGTGTGACATTTACTGTGAATGGGAGTTCACGCATTGCCATATCTTTGGAGATAAGTCCTCCACCAAGAGCCTGTAGCATAAAGATAAGTCCTTGTGCTGGGTTAAGACCAGCAAGCATACCATAGCGTACATCAGCAGAGTAGTCACCCTTGATGTCCTTAGATGGCTTGTAAGTAATTTCGTATGGGCTGCCAGAGTCTACACCACGAATTGTCTTCTCTTCTGCAAATATTTTCTCGTCTACTTCAAAGCAGAGAGAAACGACATCGCGTAGAGCGGAAGCAAAAATTGCCTGTGCTGACTTAACCTGTGTATCAAAGGCACCCATAAGTGCCTGTACGCCTTGACCTGTAACGATGCTTGCATCAATGTTACCAGAACGTCCTTCTGGGTAACGAGTACCTGAGCGAAGTTCCTGGTTAAGGAGTTGTGCTTCTGTGAATGCGCCTTGTGGAATGTTTAATTCGACACGACGAACGCCCGCTGGGTTGGAGGTACGGATAACCGCATCTCCACCCAACTGGAGTTCTTGAACGTCTTGTGGTAATACGATTGGTGCCTGAACACTTTTCTCTGCTGCTTCCATTGCCAGTAAGGCGAAACGGTTGCGGAGAAGTTGAATACCTAATACGTCGTCGAATTGTCCACGCATCTCACCGTCAATAGACGGCTTACGCGCCACGACAACCATCATCTTGCCCATTGGATTCAATGCGCGAGATAGAACTATATTACCCTTTTTAGGTAAGTAAATTACAGATTGGTCCTTATCGTAGTAACGCACCATCTCAACCTGCGCATGCAGGTCTTGTTGATAGCCGTCACGGCCAAGGATTTGAGTTTCATACTCTGGGAATTGTGCTACAAGTTCACCAAGGGTAAGCATATAGCGTTTTGCAAATGCCACACAGCGTCCGTAGCGGTCAAATTCTGGGTAAGCCCCGATTGGATTTTCTACGCGGATACGCGGCAACTTGCTTTCTTCGTCCAGTTCAATCATGAACGGAACGAAACCATAGGTTAGGTACCAGTCTGCGCCAGAGTACATCTGTACTGACAGGTCAGAGTGAGAGAAGTAGTTGGCTGCAATGCGGGTACGCTTATCAGCAAAGTTACGAGCCTTGTCGCTAACAGAGTTAGCAGCAGAGCAGTTGATTGCTGGAAGTGGAGCCATGACCTCAGAAAGGTCGCGTGCAACCACATCAATAAAGTTGGCTACTACGTTGGCATCTACGCCCTCTGGGAAGAACTCAGGGTAAACGGATGCAATCTGTCCCTTACGGACTGCAAGTACGCTAAGGTTACGAGCATCTCGTTCGTGGTTACGGTAGCGCAACGCTTCAACGCGTGCTGCTACCTGTTCCATTGTTAATGCCATTGGTATCCTAACCGTAAGTTTGAGACCACTGGTCTGCAAACGCTTCATCTAAGTTAACTGCTTGTCGCCTTGAGGCTTGAGCCTGGGTTGTCCATCGGTTCTGCATCCACTTAGACGCATTACTGCTTTGCTGCATCATCTCGCGTATGCGGATAATAGCAAACCACAGAGCCATAACGCAGTCTGTAGGGTTTTTAGTATCTGGCTTCCAGGTGATAAGTTCCTGTACCAGAGTCTTTAGACCCTCAGAGCCTTCGTTGCTGGGTAGTTCGATAATGTTGTTGTCCTGGAAACGCCCATCTCGGGTATTGCCAAACAACATAGACATTGACGCAACACCAAATGATGTGTCCCACTTGTTCTTGCCTGTGAAGTGTGAGTTCAACTGGCATCCATAGGAGGCTAGATAGGCTCGCAAGTCATCATCCAAGGCGTAAGCCTTCTGGTGTGCGTTAATTTCAATACGTAGTTCTTGTGGGCGGTACTTCTCGACCCACTCCTCTATTAAAGATTGAATCTTTGCAGGGCTAGGGTCAGTCATGTTGATGCAGTCCAGGACATAGATTCGTCCATCTGCCCTGTTATAGGTAGCCACCACTGCTCCTGTAGCACCTGCCATAGCAGGGTCAAGACCAATAATGGTATAACCTTCAAGATACTGTGGATGTCCTGGCGTTCCAGCCTTTAGCGGGCCACGCTTTCGCATTCCGTTGACGGAACCTGCAATACAGGTAGGCGAGAAGATTGAGTCTTCTTGGACATCCTCTTGCTGGTAGACCATAGCCCATACTGACGGAGCGACCTCAGAGCGACGCTTAAAGAGCGAGGGTCCATCCCACTTGGGGTATAATCCATTTTCAAGTACATCGTCCAAATCATTTTCTTGTTGGTCCGTTTCGGGCCACAGTGTCTTCCAGTTCTTGGGCTTATCATCAAACTGGAGAACCGCTGGCATAGCACAGTAGGTGAAGGGTGTCTTACCACCAGTCCACTGTGAGCCATCCCTAATCATCTTGTAGAGGTCTACAGATGCTACTCGGGTTCCTACAATAACAAGTTTGCCGTGTCGTCCCAGACGAGTGATAACTTCTTTCTGAAGCCACTCAATTTGCTTTTCCCACTCATGAGCGTTAGAGCCCATCACTACGTCATCTAGGATAATCAGGTCGGCGCGGGCACCGTAAATCTGGGACCCAAAGCCCAGTGCTTGTACCGTAGGGTCTTTTTCGCCAGAGTCGCGACCTGTGCCTAGATAAATCATATCAGCAGACCACTGTGTAGCATCTGCTTTATACCCACCATTAGGGCCAAAGGCCGTTTGGAGTTTAGTATATCCAGGGTGGGATAGTCGGGTCTTGATTGCACCCAAAAATTTGCGAGCCATACCCTGTGTTTTAGAAACAATAATCACTCGCGTGTTAGGGTTGGTCACAATCTTGTAAGTCACATAGTTAGTCGTGATGGTGGTTGACTTGGCGTGCTCGGGTGGCACATTGATAAGCACGCGGCTTGGGTCGCCTGGCTCATAAGTCATACCAGCGGGTAACCATCTAGGAGTGTTGCCCTCCATGAGGTCAATCCAGTCCAGTTGATGGTTAAATAGTTTAGAACCCAGGAAGGTCTCAGAGAACTCCGCAAAGGGCATATCCTTCATCTCGGCTAGGTCAGCCTTAATACCTTTACCCGCCAGACGCGCTTTATCTGAAGCCTCTTTGAAGTCGGCGTTCTGCATCGTCCATTGGCGGAAGGCGGTGTCCTGACGGTCAACTGCGGCCATAGCGGCTGTGACGGTGGCACCTTGCTCCAGAAGGGCTAATACCTTAGCCTGAGCATCTTCCTTAGAATAGGTCTGTTTTCCTGCCTTGCGTCCCATGTTATGTCCCATCTATAAACGCCGATTTAACGTACCCTATAAACGGCATAAGGGGGGCATTTTGATAAAAAACTCAAAAATTATTATATATATAGGAGGAGCGGAGTCTTAAACGGAGCGACTCCGTAATAATATATATATACTATAGAAGACCCGTTCAAACGGGTCTTTTCCGAGTGGGTTGGGAAAGTATTTTCCCGAACCCTTATATCTTGAGCGTACAGTGTGACGCAGGTCACACATCCCGAGGAGTACTTTAGGTACTCTGAGGGGGGTAATTTAATATAACAGAAAATTATTTATGGAGTATATACATACACACACACCTCGGTTTAATAAACCTCGGGTCAAAACATGCGCTTTTGCGCTTATGTAGGCGTTATTTATAGTGCAGAGCAATGATTAGAGAGTAACTATCTACCAGCACTCATTTCATAAATGAATTAGGGGGGAATAAATAAATAAATATGGTTGGGATACCGCGACCATCAACCCAACCCCAACCCCGACCCAATGGGAAAGTGTTGCGTTAATCGCTACCGCGAAAATATGGGGTGGAAATTATCCGTATCTCCACCTTTCTAAAGTGCTTATTTTATAGGGGTTTCGCGCCCTAAGAAAAAGAGCTGCGCCCTGGCCGTTTGGATCCGTTTTCCCCCTGTGTTGCGTAAATACCCCATTTCATCCGCCTAAAAGGATGCGCCTATATCCCTTGCAGAATCCCTTTCCATGCTATCCTTAGGGCATGCCAAACGGCATGAACTACCCAATCAAAGGACATGACATGACATCAACACCAAAGGCACCAAAGCAAGTAGTGGTTATTAAGGCACCAAAGATAGTCACAGCATGGCAAGGCGTTTGCACTACTTCCAAGAAGTCGGAAGATGAAATCGTCAAAGCAATCGAAAATCTGCATGAGGTACTGACATTAGAATCCCGTCTAAGTGTCACCGATAAAAAGAAGTTCATCAAAGGCTTAGAGGATGGCGGAAAGGTGTCATCATTCATCAAGGCTTCCCATGTACCAGCAATCCCAACATGGATGAACTTAAGAAAATTGCACGCTGGCTTCAAGGCGCTTCCAATCGCAAAGCAACTCAGTGTCGCAATGGCTTCTTATGACATCCTCGGCGTTGGCAAAGGTGAACTATTCAAAACCCTAGATGCACTCACCAAAGAAATCTCCACAGTGCGCAAAGCAAAGACATCCAAGGCTAAGGAAGGCTCAACTACCCCAAAGAAAGCCAAAGCAACCAACGCGGATACTCTCGCTTCAATCCTCAACTACTTCACAGGGCTTGAAATCGAGAGCCTTACAGAAGATGAAAAAGATGCTATCGCGGAAATCCACGCGGTAATCGAGAACGCAATGGCATCCGCTTAAACGGATAGCCCGAAAGAATAGCCTCACCCCTTCGGGGGTGGGGTTATTTTTTTGCCCTTTTTTCTTGGCTTGCTGGCGCTAAAAAATCGTCCGACACAAACCACTGAACGACCTATGCCACCGACATGCAAATCCCAACCAGCCTAAGAATTTTTTCAACACAAACTTCGGCACGGATGACGCGTGGCACCGACAGATGACCCCATCCGCTTAAACGGACAGGGTAGACAAGAACTTATGGGGATGGTAGACTAGTGTCATCAACGAGAGTCCTGCTCTTGCTGGTACACAACTATCTCATCCGTTTAAACGGATAGAACGGAGTACGAAATGATTGACTTAGACGAGTTGAACGCTCACCTTGAAGTTCAGGTTAATATCATGAACGAGAAGCGTGCAGAGCAAGAGCGTTACGAGCGTGGCGTTCGCGCTATGCGTGAAGCATCTAACAAGGAGTCACAGTGAGCAACTGGGATATCAACAGGCACATAGAATTAACCAATAAGTTAATGTGTCCCGAGTGCAAGCGACTCTTTACCCGCGAGCAAATGTCTGCTGGTCATGATTGTGAGGCTTGACCCAAAGTTAGCCCAATGGTAGGATAGTCTTATTGGCGATAGCCATGCACTGAATTGGGCAGTTGCATGGGGTGGCTCACGATAGGTAGTTACGCAAGTGCGAGTCTTGCGGTGAGCGCGTGGTGGCAAATTGCTACCTCATCCGTTTAAACGGATAGTTCGAAGGATATGAAATGATTACATTGTCAGCAGGTGACTTGATTGCGCTAACGATTGCGCTAACCTCGTCAATTATCGTCATCATCACCACAGCCATTGCCAATTACAGACTCACCGAGTCGCGTGATTACTGGCGTGCTGAGGCTCGCTACTACATTGAGCAGGAGCAGGCATAATGACATACCAATCAGCAGACGAATTGGTGAGGAATTTTTCCGACACAAATAATTCGTGGCAGTCGCAACTCGACTACGAACTCGTCCAAGAGATTCTAGGGCATAGCCTTAGCGTTGCCGAGTGGCGAGAACTCACCGAAAAACTTGATGATATTGTCTTCGAGACAGTCATGGCATACCAGCGATGAAAGTTGAGATATCAGAGCGTGAGTGGTCGGTCATTGTCGGCGCACTACGCCATCAAGAAGAAGGACATAAGCGCAACGGATTCGATATCCTAGTGCTTGAACTACAGGAACTTCGTTCCCGTCTGAATGATGCCTACATTGACAAGAACTTATCCGTAGGCTAGAATAGTACCACTTGAGCGCATGGTGCGTTCATGTAGTTATCCGTTTAAACGGATAGATTGGAAAGGTTATGATAGAAACACAAGATGAATCAGAGTTCACATGCGTGGTATGTTCAACTGGCATTGACGCTGATAATTCATGCACAGTTTCATATGGTAACGATAGGGTGTGTGATGACTGCGCTTACATATGTGAGTGCTGTGATGACATAGGCACCGAGAATGACGATTGGTGCACAGTAGACCAAGAGCGTTGGTGCCAGTCATGTACGGAGCGTTCTGCAAATTGGTGTGATTCCTGTGAGGAATGGAGCACCGAAAGCACATACTATATCGAAGATAGAGGCTCATATTGGTGCTCTATCTGCGCTGATAGTAATGCTATCTTCTGTGAGGAATGTGACCAATACTTTGAGAGTGGTTGCGAGTCGTGCAATACCAGCAGGGTAATCCATGATTACTCTTACCGACCTGACCCTATCTTCCACAGTACCGATAAGAATGAACGCTTGTTCTTTGGTATCGAAGTAGAAGTAGAGGCTGGTGCTAGGAACTATGGTGAGGCATCCGAGTATGCTTACCAACTAGAGGGCATGGACTTGGCATACCTCAAGCATGACGGCTCACTCAATAATGGGTTCGAGTTGGTTACGCATCCAATGTCGCATGACTTCTACAAGAATCAAGCAGAGGACTTATTCAGAGTGCTTGAAGGTCTGCGCAATTCCTATCAAGTAAGGTCGTGGGGTACGGGTACATGCGGTGTTCACATCCACATCTCACGCACAGGATTCAATGGCGGTCCACATATGCACCGATTCTTGAACCTTGTCTATAGCAATCAAGCCTTCTATGAGGCTCTCGCTGGTCGTTCATCTAGCCGTTGGGCTAAGTTTGATGATGTCATGCAGTCAGCATGGAATGGTGAGCGTGATGAGAATGGCTCTCGCAACTACAAGACATGGCGTAGTTTCCGCGAGAAGATTCAGCATGGTAGCCGTAGTGACCGATACTCTGCGGTCAATACACAGAACCCACACACCTTAGAGATGCGTATCTTCCGAGGTACCACCAAGGTGGAGACTATCAAATCCCATATAGACTTGGCGCACGCCAGCGTTGAGTTCACCCGAGTAATGTCCGTCAATCAAGTCAAAGAAGGTGGGCTAAGTACCGACTCCTTCATGACCTATATCGAGTCTCATGCAGACTTGTACCCTGAACTGAATGAGCGCATGGCGCGACTCATTGAACCTAGTGTCCGTTTAAACGGACAGAAAGTAAGTGCATAACATGTGTCTACTAGTCGTAGCATCACCTAACTCAACACCCAAGAAGAAAGACCTTGAGTGTGCATCATGTAATAATCCG